AGAACCTATGCCTCCCGATGGGCTGGCTTTTGTAAGGATCAACGAATGGAACGGAGACAAAACGGTGGAGAACGGTGCAAAATCGTGCAGGACTATTTGAAGGGTATCAACGACGATCAGGAACGGCTCGTTTGTTACCTCTACGTGAAAAACTACGATGATTTCGAGATTCGCCGGTTCATGAGGATCTCCCAGAAGCGGCTGAACGAAATCAAGGCCGTGATCCGGAAGAACCTGATCGCGGCGGGCATCCAGACGGCGGAGAAAAGCGATGGGACAGGAAAACCTTAAAAAATGCAAAAAATGCCTCAAGGTTTTGCCCATTGGCGAATTTCACCGGGATAAGGGGCTGATAGACGGCCACCGCAATATTTGCAAAACGTGCGCGAAAGTGAGGGCGGCACAATCCAGAGCGGAAATAAAAGAGAAAACTTCCGGGTTATCAGATGTCCTCCACTCAATGAAATCCCGTTGCTATAATCCAAAGCATAATAGCTTTCCAAGATATGGAGGTCGAGGGATTACCATTTGTGCGGAATGGCTTGGAAATCCGGAGAGTTTTTTTAACTGGTGCAGAGAACATGGTTATCGCCCCGGACTTCAAATAGACAGAATCAATAACGATTTGGGATATTGCCCGGAAAATTGCCGTTTTGTGACCCGTTCGCAGAATCAGCACAACACTTCGAAAATTCCATACAGTGAGAGAGAAGTCAGAGTGTTCCGCAAAGCATATGAATGTGGCGCGATTTCACAGAAAACACTGGCAGAAATGTATGGGGTGAGTCCCTCGACGATAAGCAAGATCTGCACTCACGACACGTGGAAGGAGGGAGGCATATGACTTTTTGTATGCGTCCATACCAACAGGAGGCGGTCGAAGCGGTATATCGGCACTTGCGGGAGAAAGACAACAACCCCTGCATCGTGCTGCCGACAGCATCGGGAAAGTCGATTGTTCTGGCGAAAATCACCCAGGATGCCGTCGAAAAATGGAACGGCAGAGTGCTCATTTTAGCCCATGTCAAAGAGCTCCTGGAGCAGAACTCGGAAAAAATCCGCAAGCTCTGCCCGGATTTGAGAATCGGCATCTATTCAGCCGGACTCAAATCCCGCGACACCAGCGAACAGGTCATCGTGGCCGGTATCCAGAGCGTTTACAACAAGGCATGTGAACTTGGCCCGTTCGATTTGATAGTCATCGATGAAGTCCACATGGTGCCTGTTGACGGGGAAGGCACATACCGGACGTTCCTCAAGGATATGAAGATCATAAATCCGCATGTCCGGGTGATCGGGCTGACAGCGACCCCGTTCCGGCTCAAAGGCGGTCTGATCTGCAAGCCTGAGAACATTCTCAATGAGATCTGTTATGAAGTCGGCATCAAGGAAATGATCGCTCAAGGGTATTTATCCCCGATGGTTTCCAGAGCCGGAAGAACCGAGGCGAATCTGGACGATTTGCACATCCGTGGCGGTGAATTCATTTCAGATGAAGTGGAGACCGCTATGAACAAGGAGGAAGTAACCGATGCGGCCTGCCGGGAAATAGCGAATCTGACCGTCGACAGAAAGACCGTGCTGATTTTCTGCACGTCGGTGGACCATTGCCGGAATGTCGCGGAGAAAATCCGACTATATACCGGGAAAGAGTGCGCCATCGTCACAGGGGAGACCCCGGCAAAGGAACGCGCCGACATCATCGCCCGGCTGCGAGGCGAAAACGTTTCAGCCGACCTGTTCGGAACCCCGATGCCGCCGCTGAAATACTGCGCCAACGTCTCCGTCATGACCACAGGACTGGATGTTCCCAACATTGACTGTGTGGTCATGCTCCGCCCGACTGCAAGTCCGGGTCTGCTTCTGCAATGCGCCGGACGGGGATTCCGGCTTTCCCCGGGAACCGGGAAAAAAGAATGTCTCTTCCTGGACTTCGGGGGAAACATTCTCCGTCATGGTCCGCTGGACATGATCCGCGTCAAGGAACCTGGGGCCGGGAAAGGCGGCGATGCCCCGGCGAAGAAGTGTCCGCAGTGTCTGGCGCTCATCCACGCGGCCTACGCGAAGTGTCCGCAGTGCGGCTTCGAGTTTCCGCCATCCGAAAAGAGCAATCTCTCGGATAAGGCATCAAGCGCCGGGATCATCTCCGGGCAGATTGACTATACGGACTATGACGTGCAGGACGTCTACTACTGCGTCCACGAGAAGCGTTACGCCGAACCGGGAACGCCGCGCACCATGCGGATCGACTATCAGGTCGGCTTTGATGATTTCAAATCGGAGTGGGTCTGTCCGGAGCACACCGGATACGCAAGGGAGAAATTCCTGAAATGGTGGCGGGAACGGGCCGCCCTTGGCTGTCCGATCCCGAACACCGCGCGGGAGGCGGTCGCTTTGGCCAACCAGGGGCTTCTCGCCGCCCCGGAACGGATTACCGTGCGCTCTGTCGCCGGAGAGAAGTTCGACCGTATCACCCGCTGGGTGCTGAAAGACCGCCCAGTAATGCGGGAGCCGGGGGACGATTCCGCCGAGATCGAATCGGAATATCCCTCCAACAGTCCCGGCGATCTGGGCGTGGCCCAGGATGACGAGCTCGCCGACATTCCATTCTGATAACGGATAATAAAATGTTCGTTATCGGCTGAAAATGACATTTTATGACAACTTATTAACCCTTAACAAGGAAAACACTCTATGAGCTGGGGAACTTACTACAAGCATGAAGGCTACCTTTCCCACATCGGAAAGAATGAGATCGAAAGCAAACGGGAGGAATGCCAGCGCATCAACGACATGCTCTGGCGTGAGATCCTCGCATACATGGCGTCGACGCCGCCAGCGATGGCGAAAGACGATGAGGGCTCCGAATATCCGTGGCCCGAATTCATCGCGATGAAGATCCGCGAGTTCCGCGAGGAGATCGAGGACAACGCCCGGATGTTGGCACGGCTCGACGACTGCGAAGAAGCAATGACAGACAACCCCGAAAACGTGACGGAGGGATAAAATGGCACGTGATTGCACCGAAAAGATCGAAAGGTCCCGCAAACGTCTGGCGAAATGCCTGAACCTGCTGGAGGCCGTAACCGAAGAACTGGATTTCACCTTCGAACAGAATCCGGAGTGGAATTCGGAAGTCAAGTATCAGATCGAGGAATCCGTTGCAAAACTCGGCTTCTCGCTGGCAACGCTGACCACCTGGTATGATGACGAACCCGAAGAACAGGAGTAAGCATATGTCCACACGAGGCGTTATCGCTATTGAGAATCCCGACAAGACCTGCCGGGCGATCTACGTCCACTTCGACATGTATCTGGACGGCGCGGGCATCTGCCTGACGCAGCACTACACCACGCCGGACCGCGTCGAGAAACTGCTGGTGCTCGGCAACCTCTCCGCCCTCGGCGACAAACTGTCGGAGGACGATCCAGAACCGGAGGCGCAGGACGTCTGCGTCGCCTATCACCGCGACTACGGCGAAGAGTATGAAGCGCCCGACGAATGGAAATCCGCAGACGAGCTTCTGGCGAATGCGCACGAGAGCTATTGGGCGGAATATGTGTATCTGTTCCGCAACGGGGAATGGGTATTCGACACCCCGTATCATCCCAAGGGCTGGCGCTCAGTAACAAAAACACTTCAGGAGAAAGACAAATGACTCTGATCTTGCTTCCAGACAATGAAATGAGCTTTTCAGTCGAACCGGATCATTCCGGATGTCTGATTCTGACTGCGGAATGCCATAAAGATGAATCCGGCAGGAAAATCAGTTTCAGCATCAGGCTGGATCAGATTCCCCCGACGAGCTCTTCCCGGAAAGAACTGGTCAAGTTCATTGACAACTATGCCCACGGCAGAAAGACGAACGGACTGCTTGTCCCGAGGGATGAATACAAATTTCATCTCGGTTTCGCCCCGGAGACAGGACAGATTCTTCTGTTTCCCGAAATGATGATCCGGGATGGATATGTTCAATCGGACAGGATTCTCCTGTCAGACCTTCCGGAAGATGCGAGAACCGTCAAGGGTCTGGAAAACACCCTCGTCAGTCGGAACAAGGGGCAAGTCCAAATCGGGAATATAATACCGTAAATGTGGCGTGGAAATCTTCACGCCACCTCTGGTGAGGTTTTCAACTGTATCGGAAAGAACATTCATTTTGAAAACCTCTCCCGCATCGTTCTGAACATTCATAATTTCGACAACACAGGTATTCATTTTTTTCTCCATCAAAGCCCGGATAATGTAGCATTTGATGTTGAAAAATGCAAGCAGTCAAACCAAAAATCAAAAGGATAAAAATAATATGGAACGCATCGAATGGAAAATCACCGAACAGGAATCGCAGCAGGAAATGGTTAGCGGCGACGGACGCTGGCACATCACCAAGAACCAGAAGGGCAATCAGGAACCGTCCTTTTTCCTGACGAATTACGATCTGCTGCTCAGTCCCCACGGCTCGGGCACGGATTACAAACAGTGCTTCGAGTCCTTCATCGCCGACTGCGACGCCTTCATTGAGAAGATCAAGGCCGTGCGCGATCAGGCCCGGATGCATATGGAAGAAATGCTCAAATCGGTCAAGGAGCTGGAAAACCATGAAGATTGAAACCA